CATAAGTTTCTTTAGATGCTATACCCACAGAGTCTCCTACAGTTCGTACCTCATTATCAGCCAGATTGTATTGTGTTATAGATGGTCTATTTGCAGGAATATGTGGTAATTCAACTTGTACTGTGTAAAGACCATCAGAGTCGGGCACTCTACTTGAATATAACATATCTGATTTTTTAGCATGAAATGTCTCTGATGAAATTCTATGAACAAATCCATCTGACTGTGATTTTGGAGTTACATTCTTTCTCTCTTCTACCCTCTCGACTTTTTTGACTACAACTTTTGTATTCCCTGCTTGTGTTGTAATTTCCTTTACCTGTTTTTTCTCTGTAACCTTATATGCACCAGTATCTTCTTCCAGTGGTTTCGTCTCTGTTGCTAAAGATTCTTGAAAGTCTTCAAAGTCTTCTTCTACCTGACTGACCAGCGTGGTTACGTCTTCGTTCTGTGTTACCTTAGAGACAACCTCTGTCAAAGGGGGAACTGCTGCCTGTAAAACGTTTGTTGCCTTTTCTACTGCTGGTGTTGTGCTGCCTGCCTCTTTTTCAATGTTAGGAACCACATTACAGATATTACCACCAGAGGTAATTGCAGATAGACCATCATTAATCAGTGTACCCAAATCCTTACCCGCAGCCTCAAGGTCTGCCTCAAACTCCTTTGTAATATTTGCAAGAGAAGATAGATATGCGGGTGTGCCTGGAGTTAGTTCAGATAGTCCTTTGATTTCTGCCTGTAGATTTAGTTTTGGTAGTTGTGGAATCTCAATGGACTGCAATTTTGCAGTCAAAGAATTAAGTTCCGTCTGTGCAGCTGCAAATGCTGCTGCAGCGGTTGATGCTGCTTCATCAATCTTTGCCTCAATGTCTGCTGCAGCCTCGTCCAACTTCTTGAACACATCATTCATCTCTGGACTTGCACCACACAGGTTTGAGTTTGCAAAATCTACCATCTTTTACTCCTACGGACCACAAAAAACATTTGGACTTCCTGCCGCAACAGAAGTACATGCAGTTATAGCGTCACCAACTCTTCCTGCACCCTTACTGTTAACAAATACAGTGGAAGAACCTGTTGTAATTGGTGCTGCATGTGAGGGACATGGTGAGCCGGGCAGAAGATGAGATGTATTATTGTCACCCTGCCGTGACCATGCAATACTATTTACGAATACAGTTGGTGAACCCTGTGCTCTGGTCATACCAGAACAGTGTGGTACATCTGCATCACCGATTCTTGTTGCTGCGGGCACGTTCTTTCTCCATTAATCCTTGTAGTCTTGAGTTCCACTTAGAGATTTCTTCATGTTCCTCCTCAGTATGCGGTTCTGCCGCAATGTCTGGAAGAAACTTAATGACATGTTCAAAGTCATCTGGAATACTTTCCCAACTATCGTATGTTACTAACTCTCCATTTACTATAAACTGAAACTCTGCCATGTTACACCTATGGGTTAAAGTCAATTCTTGCACCAACAATCGTGACGTTACCTGTAGATGTATGGTCCCAAGTTGTTCCTGTTGTTCCAGCCCATGATGTTCCAACGGTCTGAATAAGATTTGTCTCTGTATGCATCGTCATTGTCTGTGCAGACTTGAAGTTCAGTGTTGTACCAGACTTCATGGACACAATACCAGAGATAGTTGACTGTGAAAGGTTACCACTTACGTCAAGCAGATAGTCTTTTGATGTCTTGATATGAATACCACGTTCATTCTCGTTGGAGTCCATCTTCTTACCATCTACAGATAGTTTCCATTGGCCGCCAACAACCTCAACATTAGACTTCTCTTTGGAAACAATCGTGTCACCACCGATACGTCCCTTCACATCGTCCTTGATGTTGTATGCATGGTTACCAACAATCTCTTCTTCACGGTTACCACCGATAGCTTCACCAGTGTTTGGATCAGATTTTGCACCAACCTTGGTTCTTTCGTTGCCGTGTATTTTTCTGTAGAAGTCTCCTTCGACTTCCAGTATGTAATCACCCTTTATCAGATGACGAACAGAGCCTTCCACCGTGATATTCTGTGATCCCTTGATGACAATGTTCTCACTACCGATAACAATTTCGTAATTGTCACCGATAATCTTGGTAACCCTGTCACCATTTGCATGTAACTCTTCGAATGTTCCTGTACGATGTTGTCGATATAGTCTCTCTGCGCCTGGACTGTCATCAATCTCCATGATGTGTCCAGATTCAGTCTCCACAACATGATTGTATGGATAGACACCAGAGATGTAGGGGTCAATGTTCGATGCAAGTCCCTTTGGGTTTGGTTCTTCCCAGAATCCTCTTGTCTCTTCTTCTGCTGCATCAGATACACTTGCAAGATTTGGTTTGGTTGCAGTAGGAATACCTGTTTTATCGTTGGGGTCTGTAGGTTCTTCTTGGGGGTTAGGGTCACCACGCAGTCTTTGTTTTCTGCGATCTATAAGTGACTGATGACTTTCAGATGCCTTACCTCTTGCAAGACGATTTGTATCAGGTTCACCCAAGTCATGTCCACTGTCCCTTATGCTGGGATAAGGACCGTACACAGGATTCATTACATAATCACCCTGTGCAGAGGAATCTGAACGTGGATCGTTGAAACCCTCTGCGGGATTTGCCTCGTCTTCTGGTCGGCCGGGAAGAGAACCAATAATCAGTGGTTGCTGAAATTCATTATCACGAAAGAACCCAACAACCCATGCACCTTCAACTAACCATGAAGGTGTAGTACCCAATCCTTGCATGGATGGGTCTGTAACAGGGTGCATCACATGCGCCCAAGGCAAATCGGCCGTGGGGAGTGCAACAACATCCTCAGTATGATAACCAAGGCATCGCACTCTCACACGGCCAACCTGTTCTGGATCGTTTCGGTCTTCGACAACGCCGACAAACCAGTTAAATCCGTCGCGTCCCATGAAATATGAATTCTGCATGGGACTATTTATAAAGGTTAATGTAGGTCTGGATCACGACCGAGGCGTTTTCCCTCGGTACTCCAGTTATACCTAAGTACTTCAAGTTTCTGATCTGGATTTTGCAACTTTAATTGATGAATAACCTGTTCAGCTTCATCTTTATCCAGATGATCTACAACCGTAGACACAATCTTATACTTTTCCATGATTAACTCCTTTTTGAGATAACCAGATGCGTTCTGTCTTGCCCACAATTAAACACTGTGTGTGGAGAAGTTGTTTTTGTCTCATACACTACACCATCGGCGGGTATGTGAAACGTTTTACTATCTCTCAATCCACCGTCTGGTGCATTTGGAAAGAACATATACGCATGTGGATTCGTAATTAGAGCCATATGGTAACGGTTTGCTTTATCTTTATGTAACGAGTAAGTGGTATGCATTCGCTTCATCATAAAACGCGCTCGCACACCATTCAAATCACTTATGATCTCTTCGAAGATAGTCCCCCTGTACAAAGGAACTATGGTATCATAGTTGGACTCTACCTTACTGGTGTTTAAAAAAGACCCACAACCGCCAAGGAACATGTCCTCATCGGAGTTTGGGTCATATTGCAGGGAACTCTGCTTACTTCCGTCATTGGAAGTGTACCATACAATATCACTTTCAATTCTTTCCCACTCCAATAGCACACGCTCTACATCATACTTGTGGTGCGTTGGTACTACAAAGGGATCAAACTCTTTCATGGTAGGTTATTTAGTCCACAAGAATCTCAGATGGAAGAATAATGTCCAGAGAACCACCAGAACCCTTCACTTCGATGTAAACCGAGTCAAGAGACTTACCCTTAATGGGTACATACTTCTTGAGCTTCTTGGAATAGGTAAGAAACACTCCATTTTCCAGTTTCACATCATCATACGAGTCCTTATTCGATCCAATCGCGCAGATTTGGGCGATTTTCGACTCGCCGTATTCACCTTCATACGTTATCACATCACCGATATTCATATTTTCTCCTAGAGTTTCAAAACTAACGCAAGCAGTCCAAACCAGACCGCACTACCCAACAACAGCAGTCCCAATACCATGAAGACTGCTTTCATACTTCTCACAGGATGGCGTATCAGGTAATACATGGCAAACCCTGTAAGAAGTAATATCAGTAATCCTACCATAATCCCAATGATCTTCCGTTACCCACAATGATAAACAGACAGGTAATAATATGTAGAAGAACCCACACAGTTCGTATCAGAGCCACTCTGTCTGCCTTACGGTTATCAGAGTATGCCTTTGCACCTATTGCTTTACACCAGTAAGTCCACATTAGAAAAATCTCGAATCATCAAAGGTATAAGGTGTATACTTGTTCTCATACCCATTTGCAAAGATCACAAACCACTAAACCGTACACGATCATATGAAAGAAGTCAGGAACACCCCATATTCTTATCGCAGAGGAATACTCATCCCCTCTAAAACCAACAAAGTGTATCGCTCTTGTCAACATGATATAAACCTACCATACTCGAAAAGGTTTGTCAATACAAAAAATACAGGGAAGTTCAATTAAATAGCGTTCAGGATTAGGGTAGGGGGCTCTCTGAAATAAATCTAAAGGAGATTAACCGAATCATTATAGATTAGGCATAGCGATTTACTTTCAAGGGGGGTATCTGCCGATTCTCAGATAAAAGTGGTTTATCTTTGGATGCCTACACAGACCGTCCATGGCGATCTTATCGGATATATCTAACCAAAGAACCTAGATCACTGCTAACACCTACACCACAAGGTCGGCTGCTGTCTGACGCCTTTAGACGTTTCGTCCCTACGGACTCATCAGAGACAGGAAGAGAGGGGAATCGAACCCCTCATTACGATGTCCAACCATCGCTGTTCATATATTTGGAATCAGAACACGCATCCCCAGGCCTTCCATAAAAGAGAGAGTGTCAGGACACCTAGCAATTGCTGCAATTTACGAAATCCCACACGGGACACTCTCTAAGTTATATCCTATAGTATCACATCAGAACCACTTTGTCAACCATTTTCTCAAACTTTTTTAGGGCCACCTCAAAGGGGGTTTCCTTCAGGAGTTCCACTGCACTCACACCACAGGCCCTTGACTCTACCTCATAGGTGTAGTCTCGCATACGCCAGAGGTACATGGGAGTGACCCCATCAAGGTTAGACTTACCAGTAGCAACTAATCCAATCATTCATACATCTCCATGAACTTATTCAGCGCCTCTGCTGCAGCCTTCTCTGCCTCTTCCTCAGTGAAACCCTTCGCAGCAAAGTCTGCCTTGTATTCAAAGAACTTGTTCTCTAGGAACATCTCTTCGTAGTACTCATAAGTCATTCCTCTATCTCCTTCATCTCTTCAAACATTTCCAAAGCAGCATCGATAATCTCATCAGGAAAGTATCCCATGACACACATCCGTTTCCGGCAGAACTCTAAACACTCTTCATAAGTCATCAGTTAACTCCTTAACCATCCTACATACTTAATATACAACAGTGTCAAGGGATTGTCAAGTACTTTTTTGAAAAAAACCTCAGAAAAATCTCTGAGGTTCTTGGAAAATGCCGAGTGACTGCAAAGTAAGATGCACACAACTCTATGTTTTTTTATACCTTTTTAATGATTCGGTATTTATGGGTCTATTTGTGGATATTCTTCCGCATCACTACCTCTACTGGAGGTTTAGGTATAGATTTCTTTACTGCTTGCAACTCTCTCTTCAACCTTTCAATAGCTTTCATCTGACCTGTTATGATATCCTTTTTCTTTTTACATTCTCCTATTTTATTTTTAAGTGTAGTTTCTAATCTTTCATTCTTCTCATTTAACTTTTTAATCTCTTTCTTTAGAGGTGCAATTGATCTATTTTGCGTGATCACCTTATCAACTAATCTCTTTGCTTCTACTATTTCATCAGCAATTCTATCTTCATTAAGAGATATGCCAAGACCAATCGCACGAACATTCCTACTATCTCTCCACAACTTTAAAAAGAAATCATTATCCTTAATCCTTATAATATCTACAAGATTATCACACTTACGGATATCATCATAATTAACCATAAAGATTTTCTTACCCTTCAAACGATTTCTTTCTATTTTCTCCAAAACCTCTTTTTCATAATCTTTACCCTTGACTTGCATATTCTTTTGTGTAGTACCTACAACATCAAGGTCTTTTGGATTCATCCAGTGCCATATTTTCTTTATTTTTTCAGATGAGTGGTCTTGTGGTGTAATGTACCATGTTTTTTGTGACGCATTCCATCTTGCTCCAAATTTCTTTGCATCATGTCTGTCATTATAATAACATCGGGGTAAATTAACAATTTGTTTTCTTTCATATGCGTAAATTTCACCGATTGGAAAATAAACTAGTTCTAACCAACAGTCTAGGTCTTTTATATAAAAATCTGCACGACTCGTAGTGCCATCGTGATATCTTTCTTCATATGTGTAATCATATTTTTCATACAGAAATTTGTTTGCAAATTCTGCCTCAAACATGCTTTTGTAAAGGATGTCGTCATAACCTTTTGTCTTTTTGCCGTATTGTGTCATTTAAAGCTTCTCCGCATCACTCACTATTGCCATCTCTACCACAGTTCTACCGCATGTCACGCAGCGGTCATCATCTCCTACTATGCATATGTCTATACAGGGGGTCACAGATATCACCTCTTCCCATACATTATGGTTGATTTTACTCTTGTATTCGTCTATCTTATTCACATGCATCATCCCTTAGAATATAGTCTAGTGTATCTTCCGCATTTCCTTTGGGCGTATGAATCCCCCCACTATTGGTCATGATCCCAGTTGATCTTATCCATATATTCATCTATTCTATTCATATGGTTGCTCCCTCTATATCAAATACAAGGTTTATCTTAGGAATATTTCCGTGATTATATGATGTATGTGGTCTTTTGTTGTTGAACCACCATATCTCACCCTTGCTCCATACCTTTGTTACAGGTGAAGTAAAGGATAATGGGTAATTGTATACTCTATCCTCTTCCTCACAGTCTACTGTATACTCGTAGCATCCATCAATCACTATATGAAATCGGTCTTTCTTATAGTAGAAAAGCACTTTGTTATGTAAAGGGCGATGAGAATATGATTTATTAGTCATCAGTCCAAACTTATCAGGTAATGCGTCTATGTGTAAACCTACACCAGTATCAGGTGGTGTGCGATAATACATGGCTCGTGCATATTTACCCCCGTATGTGGTTGCAAACTCTACCAGTGTTTTCATCGCTTCTGAATACAGAAACAGTGCGTTTGTGGGTCTAAATCCGGGCAGGCATAGGTCATCCAGCGGTGTCTCATGCATGCATGGACTATATTGCAGATTTAGGTCACCACCCCCATAATGCTCTGCATGTCGTATAAGAGTTTGAACCTCTGTTCCTATCCACTGCCTTCCGTGTCCAATACGATCACCCGTTGGTTCCCATAGGGAATCATCTATCTCATTCAGCATGGGTTGCACATCCATGCTCCCCAGTTTCCGCATCATTCGAAAAAGTCCTCCAATGTTCCAAACTCATGTACCACACGATCAGCCAGTCCAATCAAGTCTGTCGTTGCATGTAGAATAAACCTCTTTTGAGACAACTCAGTTATCTTCTCAAAGTGTCCAGATGCAAGTGCAGAATGGGGTCTGGCAAGAGCGTGATAATCCTTCGCTAACATGTGATAATACTTACCATCCCATGTCAATAGAGAGAAAATGTCAGCAGTTTTCTGTTGTGCTGGAGTAATTTCATATTTATTATTTTTATTCCTATACTTTTCCTCTATCCTTACCATGATACCATGTGAATTCTTTAGAAGATAATCATAACCTTTGTTGTTATATGTCATCTGTCTTAATTGTGGATATACTTCGTGTAGGCGTTCCCAATCATTTCTTTTCGATGGTTGAGCTACATATTGTTTCTTCATGCGAAAAAGTCCTCTAATGTTCCTTGTGTACCATATGAGCTGTCTATGAGCCACTTTGCCTTCTCTGTGATAAACCGTAGTGGTTCTACGAAACTCTTCTCGAATTGTGTATCATAGTCGATATACTTGTATATGTCAAGTTCCTTTGGCATATATGTAATAAAAGAAAATGCAGATGATGAATAGATATTGGGTTCTTTTAGATGAACAAACCGTATCTTGTCACCCTCTTGAATATACGGGTACTTATTCGATAGATTGTTTCTCTCAATCAGGTGATTATACAGTATTCCACCTTTGACATGTATCGGAGCACCCTGTTTAAACAGTCTATTCGTACCCTTGTATTTGGTTATACCGTTACAGGAACGTGGATATGCGATGTCTTCTGGTGGTAATTCCATGAATTCTGCGCGAAAATCCTGTATGAACGTGTTGAGTTCTTTCTCTGTTCCACCCATGATGATGTTCATTGCATCCTTAATTCTTGCACGGCAGGGGGCAGGAGTGGATGATTTGACCGCTTCGATACCCATCATCTTGAGTTTGGGTTCCTTATACCGCACTCCTTCAGAGTCATGTACATTGAGAATATACCGTTTCTTGGCAGTCCAGATACCCTTATCCGCGATGACTTCTCGCTTCATGTACATTTTCTGGTCATATGCGTTCATATGCGTTGCAAGAGCCGAATAAGACTTATCAATAAACGGTTCCAACTTCTCTTTTGCAAGTTTATCCAGAAAGGCCACGACTTTGCCAGTCTCTGGTCCCTCTCCAAAGATTTTATGTACCAGTGCGTCAAAAGTAATGTATACTGAGTCCGTATCCGATGCAATAACATAGTCCATATTCTCCGTCTTGAGTATTCTGTTTAGGTGTATGTTCAGTGCCTTTTCAATCCATCGTATGGATAACTGACCCGCAGTGGTGATGGCTGTCGCAATGAGTAGGTCATAATACCGAAACCAGTTGTTACCAATCGCACCATATGCGGAGTTCAGTGATATCTTCTTGGCCATCTGAATGTTGTTATACTTGGATATGTCCTTCAGAAGTGCAGGGTTCTTGGTGTTCTCGTACTCCTGTTCCGCCTGTAGCATGAGTTTCTTGTACTTCACACGGTCATTGTACATACTCTCCATGATCTCAGGTAGAAAGCCCTGCTTGGTGACATTAAATATTGCACCATTAGGAAGTACCGTAAGACCAACCCTTGAAAGAAAGGATGTGTCAAGTTTTGTGTCTAGACATTTATCAGTGGAAGTTTTGGATGATAATGCAAGGGTTCGTTCCAAGTCTTCTATCTCTTGGAGTTTCTCTTCCCTTGTCATCTCATCTAAGAGCGAGTTTTTAAGGGCATTAATGCGTTTTTCTATTTCACTTCGTTCAACGATAGTGTCTGGTGAAATAGAATACTGCATGATCAAATGTGGATACAGTGAGTTGAGGTCAAAGGACATCACCCAATTGTGCATACCCACCTGTGGGTCTTTCACATATGCACCTTCGTATTTCTCGTTCTTCTCATGTTCTTTCTTGGGCGGAATAACCAAATTCTTCTCACGAAGGTGATTATAGATGAGAATATCCCAGTATCGCACCTGACCCAGAACATCTGTCATATTCACCTTGGCCTCATACGCCATCGTGACGATGAGTTCGATGAGTTTCATCTTGTCCTCTAGTTTGTCCACCAGTTCCACGTCAGTGATGTTGTATTCGATGAATGACTGATAATCCTGAGTATACCACTCACGAAAAGTGTCGTATGGATTGCCATCCTTACGTTCACCCAGTTCCACATAGGCGATATAGTCCAGTGTATACCGTTCTTGGTTCGTATATGTGAACTTCCGATATAGGTCGTAATAGTCCAGCGCAGATACACCGTCGATGGTGTAAATCTGGTGTGTGCGTCCCATCTGGTACACTTGGCGATCAAATACGTTGCGCCATGGGGATAGTCGCTTCACCTCGTCCTCGTCAAACACTCGCTTGATACGATTGCAGAGATAGGGAATATCGAAGAATGCAGTGTTCCATCCTGTGATGATGTCTGGTACATTCTTCTCCCAGAAGGCAAGGAACTCCTTGAGCAGATGAACCTCACTCTCGCACTTGATATACGTCACATCATCACGGTCGTTACGGAAATCATGCAATCCCCACACAACGATGCGCTTGGTTTGATGATTCTTGACGGTAATGGACAGTATGGGTTCCAGTGCGTCCTCTGGTTTCGGAAAGCCGTTCTCACACTCCACCTCGATGTCGATAGTGACCACGAGCATCTGGTCCAAGTCCCAATCGACACGGCCTGGATACTCGTCTGCAATCCAGCAGTAGGGATATTGCGTGTTACCGAATACGATATCCTGACTGTCTCTTTCTGCAATCCAATCCTTTGCCTCTCGAATGGAGTCGAACTTATGCGGTAGTACCGCCCTCCCATCTAGGGTGCTGTATCCTGTTTTCTCCCTCGTATTTACAAGGTCGAATAGTGTGGGTTGATATTTAACTCTCTTGGTGAGACGTTTGCCATCCTCGACATAACGCACTAGAAGAGAGTTGCCGTATTGAAGAACATTTGTGTAGAAACTAGACATATGATGACTATATATCATTCACACCAATCTGTCAAGGTACTTGGCACAGAATAATTGAGGTGATATAAATAGAGACATGATATCTTTTACACAACTTAGAGAGGGCATAACCAAACCTGTAGCGATGGGTGACATTGTAAAAGCAATTGCTCCAACTCGCTCTAAGTTTGTTGGTAAGTCTATTAAACCGCAAGACATAGTAAAAATATTAGAAAGAACTCTTAGTAGAAAATATGGCCTACAAGTTACTTTGAGATTTGTGAGCGCTCTTGATGCAGGCGAAATGTCCGCAAATGCATATTATGATCAGGATGCAGAATTAGAAGGTGACACACCTATTGAAATAGAACTTCTCTTTAGTGATAAGAATAAAAAGGGAATAGACATAGACGTTGCAGGATTTGATGAATTGTCCAAACAAGTGGCAAAGGTTGCGGTACATGAATTGTTACATCAAAGTCAAGCAAATTCAAGAAATTTTGTTGAAACCAAACCATTTAAGGTAAAAACTGCAACTTCTTCAAAACATGCTAGATCACAGGAATATCTTGGAAACAGTGATGAGATTGAAGCATATGGACATAACATAGCAGTGGAATTATTAAAAAGTTATGGATCACGAAAAAAATCTTTGACAGCACTAAAGAATTTTACTAGAATAGGTCCAGATAATTCTCCTGATCTGTATGCATATTTGATTACATTTGGAATGGATAAGAATCATCCAGTGTTGAGGAAGTTAATTAGGAAGGTTATACTGTATTTGAAAGAGTTGGATAAATAGTGACATGGACACATTTCTAGAACTCCTCTCTGAAGACAAGGGTGGCAAGAACCTACATCTTGAACACCTTGAAGACGAAATACTCAACTATGGCGTTGATGGTGGACGCGCAGCGATTAACTTTCTCCGTTCTCTCCGTGATATGTTGGCAGGAAGTTCCCGTTCTTCCGTAAACATGACAGTCAAATGGGATGGCGCACCCGCAATCTTTGCTGGTATTGATCCATCAGATGGAAAGTTCTTTGTCGCAAAGAAATCCGTGTTCAACGTCAATCCTAAACTGTATAAGAGTAACGCAGAGATTGATGCAGATTTATCAGGTACTCTGAACAGTAAATTCAAGGTTGCCCTCTCAGAACTCTCTAAAATCGGTATAAAGGGTGTTCTACAGGGTGATTTGATGTTTACCGACGATATCGAAACTGACACCATTGATGGGGTTGCTTACTACACATTCCAGCCTAACACCATCGTATATGCGGTTCCCCAAGACAGTGATCTAGGTAGAACGATCAGTAAGGCAAAGATCGGCGTTGTATTCCACACCACATACACAGGTGGTGATCTACAGTCCATGAAGGCATCCTTTGGTGCAGACATCAGAGGACTACGCAAGACCTCATCAGTGTGGATGGATGATGCAACATACAAGGACACATCA